TGTTTCCAACAGCAACTCCAGTAGTTCCTAATCCAACAATTTTAAATACTTCTCTCGAAACGCCGACAGTATATGATCCTTCAATTTTAGATGAAGTTGTAGAAACTCCACTAATATTGATAATATCAAGATCCGAAAGATTATTTGGATCTGTAGATTCTACAATGTAAGTTCCCTTTTTAGAAGATGGGTTAAAACTTACGTTTGATAATTTTATAGTTGATGTATTAAGACTAGTGACTCCTCTACCTTCTAATCTAGAAACCCTACCAGCGGCTCCAAATCCAGTTGCGTCTTCATCTGAGAAGTTTAATATATCACCAACTCTATAATTATCACCTCCAGTCTTCACATCAATTCTTTGAATTGCGCCTCTATTGGTGGATGTAATCTTACCAGTTTGTGATAGTTTATTAGGTAAGTAAATGTATGGATATTCTATACCTGGCTCTCTTAAATTGTACGATGCAGTGTTTCTACACCAATTATTGCTTTCTGCATCATATTGATCTTGATTAGATGATGGTGAAAAGTTAAATTCGGTTGGTTTTGAATAATACTTGTCACCTAAAACATATGGGAACGTTGGAATTCTATAATTTGCAAAAACTCCTGATGATTCTACGGTATCACTATTAATTGTGACAAAGTATGCATAAGTTCCATTTGGATAATCAGGAGTTATGCAAAATCTTCCATTATTTCTATCAAGGTAATCATCTTCACTTGACTCAAAGTAAGTATAGTCTTCTACGAAGAATCCTAATGGGAATACTGATGTTGGAGGACCACCTACTCTGGAAGAGTTTAATTTATAACTACTCTTCATGAGAGTAACTACTCCACCATCAATATTTGAATATCCATATGGTCCATAAATTGGATTTCCATCATAAGCCCATCCAATAATAGGAGAGTGATCCGTAAATGTTGTTTCTTTTGAATTTACAAGTTTTAAGTCTGGTTTTCCATAAAGAGTTTCTCCACTTTCGTTTATGGAGTAAATCATTTGTCTTAATGCTCTAGGAGCATAAAGTGCATAGCACTGCAAACCAAAATCATCATTTAGTGATCTTTGAACAACAATATCATCATCTTTAATAATATCATTGTCATATGCTTTTTCAAACAGGTTAACTCTCCAAGTTTGCAATCTAGGAAGAAACTCTACTGAATTTTCTGTAGAGATTACTTCAATGTCAACATCTCCAGCAATATAACCATTTCCTTGTTCTATGACTCTTACTTCTTTAAGTCTTTCGTTTTCAATAATAGGAGTTAAAACACAACCAATACCTGAAGAGGAGAGTATATCTAAATCAGGGATTGATGTATAGTTTGATCCGACATTTTCTATAATTACTTCAACTATTCTACCGTCTGCAGAAACAACGGGTTTGACTTGTGCGTTTGATCCAGAAGTTACAGAAACATTGGGTGGTTTATTAAAATTCAAGACTTCATTTGTACCATATCCAGATCCATTATCGGACAAATGAACAGAAGTTACCTCACCTCTAAAGATAGGTTGAACTGAAGCTTCGTAAGCACTTTTTTCTATTCCAGTAACGGTTGCAATTCCAACAGATCCTTTAACTTCTACTGTAATTGGAGGATAATTAAAGTGATGAGTTCCACTTCCAGCACTAGTTACATCAATGTATTGCTTTGTTCTATAGAAGAAAGACTTGTCATCCGTTGGACCACATTCTGATAATTTAAACTCATTATCATTGACTGATGTAACATAATATTCGGTCGCATCGGTTAATCCACCAATAACCCCAGACCCTGCTGAGTATTTTACAATCTCACCAGACTTGTAGTCGTGATTTGGAATTGAGATATTATTAGTTGAGGTATTAATTCCAGATACAGTAACAGATCTCTTTTTATTTTCATACCCAGATCCATTGTCAATAATATTAATAGAATCAATGACAGATTTTTTTGAGGTGCATTCTAAAGTATGCTTTCCTATGCCATGAAAAGACAAAGTGACTGTATTGATACCAGAAATTGCTTCTCCTAAGGTATCATGAAGTTTAATAGTAGTTGCATCAATAACTTCTGCAAAATATGTTGCATCAGTAGATAATCCACCAACAATTTTTTGTGAATTTGGTTTATATACTAATTGTTCACCATTTCTAAATTTATGGAAAGTCGAAAATCCAATAGTAGACAAAGTAGCTCCAAGTCCAACTCTTTCAGACTGAGGATCTGAAAAGAATTCCATGGAGTGAGAAATCAACTTAGTATTTACTAAAGCTTTAGCATTTACTCCATTACCACCATTTACTGAAACGGTGGGAATTTCAGTATAATCAAATCCTCTATCAAGAATTTGTATTTCTCTTAAACTACCACTAACTGCAATAAAACCTGTTGCACCAGTACCAACAGGATCAGTAATTTTGAGAGTTGGGGGGTTAATTACATCAAAATCGTTACCAGGAGAAGTAACTTGAATATCTTCAATTCTACCAGCATGAATAAAATCTTTAGACTTATAGTTTAAAATCTCAACACCATTAACCAATATACCAGTAGAACCTGGTTTTGTTTCTGTTTGAATATCGGTATCAACTGGAGTGGAAATTTCTCTATAAAGTTTTTGTGGTTGTAAAGTTTTTGATGCTGAATCTAATTTCTCTAAAATGTTATTTGTGACAGTTGTACTCGTCTCTACAACAACAAATTGAGAAGAATATAAATTAGCTGGAGATTTTGCTAATTTAATATTGTCATGATCAACTCTTAGTACATAATATACTCCTTCACCACCAGTTTCTCCTCCAAATAATGAAGATGCAATACTAGATTGTTCTTGTGTTTGTCCCTCCGATATAGTAATAGATGTTACTACTTTTTCTGGAGTATAATATACTGCATCACCACTATAGTAACCATGATTAGCAATATTTAAAGTTTCTCCAAGAAAAGATCCACTAAATGTTTTAGAAATTTTTGTTGCTACAAGAGGACGATCTTGATATGATGGTAAAGAGTTTGATGCAACTAAAAGAGAATCTCCATATTGTTTTTTATATACATTCTGAACGTTTGAGTGAAATATATTTACATTAGGGAAAGATGATGATTTTGCTTTCCTCAATTGTTTGGTTAAAGTATAAGTTGCTGCTCCACGAAGGCGTCTTCTAGCTTGTAATCCGACATTAAGTGTCCCAGTGGTCTTAATCGTTACAACTTTATCAGATATAATATCAAGAACATCTGCATCAAAAGATTGTAATCCATTTAAGGACTCAATCTTTACAGTATCTCCAAGAGATAAGTAATTTTCTTTGGTTAGAGTTAATCTATAAGTTTTTGGCGAAACATTACTAATTAACTCAATTCTATTGATAAAATATTTTACTGGATTGTTATACAACCAGTTTTTAAATTTAAATGTCTCATCTTCAATACCAAGAGTTTTTATTTTAAACTCATCTCCAGATTTATAATCAAAAATTCCATCTTGTTTTGAGAATCCAGATAAAACTGGCGATATTCTAACACTGATTTCATTGTTGCTTGGTGTCTGGTCTGGCTTTACTGTAGCAAAATTATCAACAGTTACAGTATCTCCATCTAAAATATCCTCTGTGATATTGCTGCAACCTAAGAATTGATTTATGGTTTTAGACGTATAAGATACAATACCAACCTGATTAGATACTCCTGTTGGGTATTTCACATAAATTTCACCAGAATTTTCAAATCCTACTGTTGAGTCAACATCAATGTACGTTGATCCGGCAGAAACGTTTCCAATTACGTGCGTTTTAGGTGCAACTTTAAATGAACCAACTGTAGAACCAAGAGATCTAACATCTCTATTATATCCATCATCAAATGAAAGACTATAATAAGTTTTCCCTGCACCAGCAGATACTTTTTTTACGTCATATATTGAAGTATATGTTTCGTCATTGTCTCCCTGAAATATAGTTCTACTTTCTACATCTGAAGGATCGCCCTCGATTGATTCCACTAAGAAATTAGAAGTAACTAAGTTACTTGCATTTGATGGAGTAAAAAGATTATCCCTTGGTTTAACAATATCTACATTTACACCATAGAGGGCTTTAAATAAAATTTTATAAGATTCGTCAGTTCCTTTACTAGTATAGAAATCTTTAGATTGCTTTATAAAAATATTTTGATTTAAATCAGACGCTAATGGTCTGTCAGACAATCCTGGAAGTAATTGTACTTTTGTTTTATTTAAAAACTCTTTTAAGAAAAGGCAAGTTAAGTTCTCTATCTTTGCCCCAGACTTATGTTCTGCAGCAGAAGTGGAACTAAAGACAAGTTCTCCTGGATTTGAATCAGATTTATATGACGTTATACCACTAAAACCTCTGATACATCCAGTAAAAGAAGTTTCTGTTTTACCTGTATATGAAATTACCTCATCGCCTATTTTTAATAGACCATATGAATTTGGGAAAAATTCTGTTCCTCTTGGAGATTCTCCAATATCAACATTGATTGTTGTAGCAAATTCGTCAATGTCTCCAATCAGAACAATTTCATGATTTATCGAAGTTTGTTCATCAATTTTTACATACTGATCAATATTTTGAATCAGATCAATAGGACCACTTTTATATTCCTGTCCAATATAATATTGCTTTAAAAATTCAGAGATAAGTGGGAACTCATTCTCCACATAGGTAGGGAGCTGGTTCTTAACGATGCTGCTAAACTTGATTCTTGTTTCTGCCATTTTTTTCTATATCTCTAAATTAGTAACCGCTGCCTGAACCTGAAGGTGTTGATCCACCTCCAGTGGAACCAGAGGATGCTCCAGTTGACCCCGAGGTAGTTGTTGTTCCTGTAAAGGAAGTATTTGTTATACTACTATCTGTGGTAGTTTGAGTAATTGCTACATTTTCAGGTCCACCAACACGAACTAAATTACCGTCCGCATAAGAGGAAGATACAATATAACTCGATGCTGATGGATCAAGTCCAGATGCGATTTCGTCCGATACCATTTCAAACGTACTGTTACTAGTATCTAGTTGCAAATAAAGGTCCTGTAATCCGACAACATCATTTGATAATGGAGTTGCTTCAATTTCGATGGTTTGTTGCCCATCTTTTTCCATACCTGCAATAATATTAATTGCATTAAGGGTAATAATACCATTCACATAATCAATTTTACCTACATTTGTTCTTACAATTGATGGATTCTGCGAACCAACATTAGGAAGAGTAAAGAAAAATAATGATCCTGTAGAACGATCTGTGTTTGGAATATCACCTAGATAAACATTTTCATTAATTCCAGCAACTCTAAAAGCACTTGATTTTATGTTATATCCATCCGTTCTTTTAATATAGAATTGATTGCCAAATCCAATTTGATACTCTGCAATTGTATTTGGTACGATTCTCAAATCTCTTCTTATCTTAACAACAGTAATGTTAGATGTAACAGACTCATGACTATCATCAAGTATTTTTAAGAATTTACTATACTTAAATCTAGCACCATACTTATTTAACTCAGTAGAGTCCGAATACTTTGCTGCATTATTGGATACTGTTGTAGAAACATCTGCTGCTGACGGTGCAAGATTCGTATTATAGTAAACTCTAGAACTAATCTCAATAAACAGATATTTCAGATCCAAGATTTCTGGTACAATACCAGCAACCGCATATTTTTTAAGTTTTAGTTTAATATTATCTTTAATCAGATTAGGTAAGAAGTCACCAAATTTTGGTTTAATACTAATAAAAACTTTACCGTACTGAGGAGGAATTAAATCTTCTCCTCCAAATACTGAAATAGACTCAGTATCTGGATATATCTTTGATGGAACTAAAGTTTCATAATCGTCTGCAGTTACTGCACGATTTTGAGTTGCATAAACTTTTGGTGCATACTTTCTAACCGACTCAACTGCCTCAATAGAACTTCCTCCTCTAGAACTATAGTCAGGTGTTACTAGTGAGATACCCTCTGAAACAACATATTCAGATCCATCCCTTACATATGTAATTCTTCCATTAAATGCAAATTGAGAGAATCCGTTTCCAGAATCTCCGTGACTTGTAAGATAGTTAACAGTAATATAATTTGAATCTTCTAATTTTTGACCAAAGACTCCATCACCAAAGAATATTTCATATCTTTCATCTGCTACTTCTTGTAAGAAGTAGACTTTTGATTCTGAACCGATATTGAATAAACTATCCTGCAAAGAATACTTTACTGATGCAGTGGATGAAGAGTTATTTTTAACAGATACTCTAATTAAATCTGTATCAACCCCAATATTTGGTAGGATAAATTTTTGTTGAGGATTTCTGTCACTATATGTGAAATTCTTTTGCAGTACAGTTCCTTCAAAAATTGTGATGTTATTAAAGGATGCAATGTTATTGATTACAGGAACCGTTATATCATCTAAAATACAGAACGCCCCACCTGTACCCCCAAACGATCCTGAAGACGTTGCTACAGTCCCTCTACGGAGGGTTAGAGACGCTGGTCTGGGGGTTATGTTAGTTGTATCAACAAAGAATGATATTGATGAAGTTGCTGCTTTTCTTGATCTAGGGGTATATCCAATATTTCTCGCAAGAGCTATTACATTCTCTCTTAAAGTTGCCGTATCAATAAAAACTTCGTTTGCCACCATGTTGGCATTATACGAAGTAATATACGTATTATATGCTAGTACGTCTAAAATAGATGATAGGTTAGAACCTTCAAAGTCATAATCCGTGAAATTGGAGTTTGACTTTAAATATTCTTTGAGTGTTGTCTTAACGTCCTCAAAGTCTAGATTTGTAAAATTTACTAATGGCATTTTACCTGGTTGGTTGCAATACGAATTCTAATTGTTGTGGTGGAAGGTCAGCTCCTATAATGTCATATGTAATAACAACATCGAATGCATTGCCATCTATATCAGCATTTGCGTCAACAGACCTGAGTTTAACTCTTGGTTCATACCTGTTAATAGATTCCTCTATTTGAGTTTGAATTTCAATCGCAGTCAAATCATCTGCATTCTCAAAAAGAGACCCCGTAATACGAGATCCGAATCTTGGATTAAAAAATTTCTCTCCAGGATTCGTAAATACGATGTTTTTGACTGATCTAGCGATTGCATTCTCATTTTTTAAGGCAATCAAGTCACTTGTCAGAGGATTACTCTGAAAAGTCATACTAATATCCTTAAATCCTTGACTTACCCTTTCTAAAGGCACAACAATACGG